ACTCATCATGGATCTGTATGTGTGGTATAATTTTTTCTTCATATAGATCTAGCATTGCTTTTTTTGTCATATCAGCAGCTGATCCTTGGATTAATTTATTTAAAGCTTTGTATGTAAATGCTCTTCTAATGTTATTTTCTCCAAACTTAGAGCTAGCCTCGTCCCATGTCATTGGGCTTGTAAGTCTTCCAGGTCTAAATACAGCTTCCTCCCATGTGTCAAACCTACATCTTCTGCCTAACAAAGTTGTAATATATCCCTTTCTCTGTGAATCTCTTGATGTATTGTTCATTAAATCTTTTACAAAAGGTACACGACTATGATATTTTTCAAATAATTTTTCTGCTTCTTCTTTAGTACTTAAACCTAATTCTGCCTGAAGTTTAGCTTTACCCATTCCATAAAACAATCCTAAGTTAATTGTTTTAGCTTGAATTCTTTCTATACCTGCCATATCTGCTACAGTTTGGTGGAAGTCTACATCATCCTTGTTAAATCTACTTACTATATCTTTAACTTCATCATCTTCTCTAAGTTTAGGACTCGCTGCTGCATAGTGAACAACTAATCTTGGTTCTTGTTGTGAATAGTCAAAGCATCCCCAAGTATGATTTCTCTCTGGCAAAAATAAAGATCTAATCATTGGCCCTAAATCCTTGTTCCTCGCTGGGACCTGCTGGAGATTTGGATTCGAATATGAAAATCTTCCGGTAACTGTACCTCCTTTTTCACCTCTTACTGGATTTATATCTGCGTGTATTCTACCTTTGTATTGGTATTTAATAATTGTATCTATAAATGTTGTATGAGCCTTGTTTATTTCTCTAGCTTTTGCTATATCTTGAACCAATGGGTGCTTGTGCACCTGTAAAAAATTTTTAGTAAAGGAAGGTGCTTGTGTTTTTGCAGTTCTGTTATAAGGTAGGGAAAGTTTGTCAAAGACTTTACCAATCGATCTTGCTGCCCATATTTGAACATCTATTCCTGTTTCTTTTTTTACTTTTAGCAATAACTGCTTTTCTTCTTCAGATAATTTATTTTTTAATAAGTGAGCGCGTTCTACGTCTACTCGGACGCCCTTAACTTTCATATCAATTAGACATGGAAACAATCTAGTTTCCAGATCAAATACTTCAGTTAAATTATCTTTTCTAATTTCTAATGATAGATGTTTAAATAATTTTAAAGTTAGTTCAGCATCTTTTTCTGCATAGTTTCCAACATACATAGCTGGAAGTTTATACATTTCAGCTTTAGGATCAGCTCCTGCTTTTTCAGCTGCAGTGGTTAAAAGACTTTCATCTTTAACTTCTCCTATAAGATTATAACAAAGATTATTTAAAGAATATGAATATCTGTTTTCATCTACTAGTGCTGCCATAACCATTGTATCAATAATGTAACCATTTACATTGATATTATAGGCTTTTAGCCAACACATATCGTACATAGCGTTGTGAAATAATTTTGTCGCTGGAAGATTACATACTTCTTGAAGCCAATCTAAAACTTTTTGTTTCGGTAAGTTTCCTTCTCTATGGGCAATCGGAAAGTATCCAGACCATCCATCAACGGCTACCGCCACTCCAATTATTTCACCTTCATTTACTAAAGCTCCGGAGCCTTTTGATTTTAAATTAGGATCTCTTGTTTCTAAATCGATTGCTATGTACTTGTGCTCTTTTAAATCTGGGAAAGTTTCTGGACATACCCATTCAGTTGCTGCGCTAAACATTACTTAATTATCTCCCACGAATTTTTCTTTTCTTCTTTCACTTCGTCAGGATAGTCTCTATCAATCGCCATGTCAATATAATGCTTTGCTTTTAATAAATCTTGCTTTTGATTTTTTTGTTTATGCCTGCACAAATATTTAATTGCGTTTCCTTCGGCGAATGGAATATTATTTTTATTTATAAATTCACTGGGCTGAATGACCATACTTTGATAGTGAGTCCCGCCTACCTGCTTTTTGTATATGTCTTTCATTTTTATATTCCTAAGTGTAGGTATATCCATAAAGCTGTAAAAAATGCAATTGCTAATAAATCCATTTCAGCTATCATACTATTGGATATCCTATGTTGTAAAAGTTAGTTTGTGTACTCTGCATAATATATAAATTTTGTTTTGCTCTTGTTACACCTACAAAAAATAATCTATGAATTTTATCTGGATCTTTATCTGCTTCTCTTGCTAAGAAATCGTTTTCATCTTCCGAACCAAAATCTATGTATAAAATAACGTTTTTACACTCTCTTCCTTTGGCTCCGTGAATTGTTGATAGTTCTACCTTTGAATCTGTGGTAAGATCATCACCATTTTTTAATAAAAGTTTAATATAGCTTTTTTGATCATCAGACATGTGGAGCTGTTCCCAGCTGCCCGTCACTAGAAGCCCGTGGTCTTTTTTAAGTTCTTCGAGTGTAACAGTGTAGACTTTATCTAATAGTTTTCCTTCTCCAAACCCATGTTTTATTTGTTTCTTTCTTAAAAAATTTTTAATTACATGTTGTGCTTCTTCGCCTGAAACACTTGCGCCGGAATTTAATCTCATCCAAGTTCTATATGCATCAAGTAAATCTGCAGGTAAAAGTTCATTTTGACCACCTTTATACCTTAAATTTAAGTCATTTAAATATTGTGCCGGTTCTTTTAGTTGTGCGTTTGTTTGAGCAAGAATCATCCAGTCGTCACTTTTAAAATTAAAATCAGTTAGTAAACAGTTTTCTTTATAGGTTCCTTCCTCGTCCCTCGCTTCCCAAGGCTTGTCTAATCGTTCATTTATTTGTTTTAAAATTTCTAAAGCTTTAGCATGTATCTTTTTAGGTACCCGATGTGAATATATTTGATTATCAAAAGTACCTTTTAAATCTATAAATATACTTGGGTCTGCTCCTTGAAACCCATAAATAGTTTGATCATCATCCCCTGCAATGTATGATCGTTTACATTGTTTTTCAATGTGAAAAAACATATCCCATTGCAAAGGACTTAGATCTTGGGCTTCGTCAAGGAAGACGGCATCGAGAGCAAGACGCTTATCTTCCTCGACGAAATCGGAAATCATATCTGAAAATTCTTTCATTCCAGTTTGTTGTTTATATGATTGTAAATCTTCATCGATCTGTTCTGTTAACCATAAGTCAACAGAGTGGTGTAAATCTAATTGTAGTGCGGCTTCCATTAAATCAATTTTTTTAGAACGAGCATATGTTATAATTCTCATATGAGGATTTTGATGTATTGTATTTCCATAAATATCTTTTTTAGTTTCAAACCTCATTCCCCTGCATATCTGTGATTGACTTGTAAACTGTTTCCATTTTCTATCTTTTAGTAATTGAGTTGTAGTATCGATGTTACATTCTCTTGTGCCTAAATGATGCAAGGTGGATATATAGAGCAAAGGATGTTTTATTCTTTCGTAAGCTTCATCTGCTGCAGCATTACTAAATGTAACATAAACTATTTTTTTGGGATTGGTGTGTAAATCATTGATTTCTTCAGCTAAATAATGATTTACTAATCTATAGGTTTTACCTGTTCCAGGTGGACCCGGTATTATTGTTCTTAATGCCATGGTTCGTCTTCTACTTTTAATTTTCTTGGATTTGGTTTTTCTAATTTAATTGTTTCCATCACTAATGTTCTAGTTGTTTTATTATCTATCTGTGTATATTCTTCTTTTACTTCAAACATTATTTGTAAAAGTCTTAATGTTTTTTGTTTAGGATAAGTTTTTTCAGGCCAAGATTTTGTTTTTAATAAATATCTCCAGAAAGATTTAAATTGAAAAAAAGTATCTCCTTCTTTATCGGTATAAGCAATACCTCGTAACACATCATTTAATTCTTTGCCTGGAGCTTTATTAATATAATCAGCTAATATTTCTGTTAATTGAACTTCTAATTTAGAAGACTCTGGTGCAGTAATGGGTTCTAATGCTTTTTTGAACAATGTAATCAATAATTTTCTCCATGCATGTTTAGGAACCGGCATCATAGGCATTCCTATTTGATTCATACAGGCTAGTGAAAATTTTTCTGGATCATGTAATGTTGCGTCGTCTACTTCTACTGTATTTCCATCTAATTGTGCAAAATAAATAGGCGGATCAGAATCGTACCTTCTTATTTGAGTTATTTCTGGTGTTGGTCCATCGTCTCCTACTCCAAATTCTCTTGCAGCGCATGTTTTAGGATCACAAAAACTGTGAATAGGTTCATCTTTACACTTATATCTGTAATCTTTACCATCTAAAGATTCAATTAAAGTATTTATTTCTCCAACATCTAAAGGTGGCTCCATAAATTTTTTATTATATGTAAACATATGACTCTGCCATTCATCTTTTTCAGAATATCTTTTCTTTAAATAGACTCCTACATTGTACATGCAGTTATTTCTTTGACCGTTTGGAACACCATCACTTAATAGTGTTACTAAACATGGTGGCATGCCTTTAAAAAACTCATCCCCATTTTTATCATTTGCAATTTTTAAGTTTTTTAATTCTTCTAGTGATAATGCTTTTTCTTTATATGCTTCAAAAAAATCATCAATCTTTAAAGCTTCTCCTTTTTCATCATAGGCAAATCGCATAGTTCTATCCCCACCATGATATGGTAAGTTTAAAAAACTACCTGTATCTCCTCTGTCTACTCGTATATAATCTTGTTTTGGAAATATTTCTGCTTTTGCAAAACCTAATGCTGAAGCTATTAATTTAAGTTTAGCTCTCATTATAACCGCTGGAACAAAATCATTTGTAAATAAACATGCATGTCCTCCCCCAGATTTAGATCTGAAAAGAATCATTGGAATATTTTTTGATTTTAATTTATTTAGGAAATTTTTATGATCAAAAGGATATGTGTCTATATCTATACAACCCCATTTGCATTTGTTTTCTTTGTTGATTGGAACAATTCCTAGTCCAGGATCAGTTCCTTTTAAATGTTCTTCCCATATTTTAGGTACAGGTACCTGACTTACTGTATAAGATTTAGTTTTATGCTTTCCTCTTTCATCAAACTGATCTGTTTTTATAGTTTGTCCGTAAGCGGAATCCAATCCTTCAAATATACCTTTAAAAATTTTTATTTTATCTGTCATATGCTCTCTGTGGCATAGGCGGCCTCCGTCTCCGTCGACCGCCTACTATTCACACTATTTGCTAGCTAAACTAGTGTAAAACTTTTTAGCTCGCTCATATAAAGCTGGTTCTTCAACAGGACCAACCTTAGTGACATTGTAACCATACCATTGATTACCTTTGCCAGAGTTTAAAACAGATGTTAACCTATATTTGTGACTGAAAGATGGCGGCGTATATGGGCCATTTTTTCCATCAAAAGTAATGGACATCATCATTGAGTTCCATTTTCTGCTTATTTTACCTTGAGATGAACTCATAGATATTAAAGCATTCTCTGTGGAATTACCGTCTCTAATCAAAACGTAATGTTGTCCAACAGTTAAGATATAGTTTCCATTATCTAATCTGTCTTTCCCCATTTCATTTTTTGTCTTTGAAAGTATATCAGAGTTAGCATCGTAAATGTTTTCAGGTCTACCTGAACCAGTTCCGAAATCTGCCCACTCTTGATACTCCAATTTATAATGACAAGGTATAACTTCTATACCTTTTGCTCCATTATACAGTTTTTTAGTAACTGTATTTAAAAGCATTCCAGGTTCAGCGCCTTCAACATAATTTTGATTACGTTTTTGTGCTTCTCCAGAGCCATTTTGCATTAGTTTTAAGA